TGGAAGAAGCGTATATTCAATTTCATCCCGATTCATATGGCATTCTAATACCTGCGGATGAGATTTTAAGACGACCTAAGTATCAATGGTTTGCTGTATTATCTTCAGAAGCAGTATTAAATACTAACGCAATTATTTCAAAACATTTACTATCTAGTATCGCCGATAGTGAAGATATGTACCGTCAAGATAAAGAATTACGTAGTGTAGTTACCATATAAGTTTAAAAAATACAATATAAACGTTTATGTATTATATTGTATAATGGAGGAACAAATTGAACCCAAAATCGTAAAACATTCATTTGATGAATGTATTAGTAAATCAACGGATACAATAAATAATCTGTATACCCGATATCAGGATGATGAATGGATGACATCTAAGATTTATTCGTATATTAATAACCAACTTACGAATGTGATTGATAATATTAAAAATACACACGAACAACGAGTGTCACGTATAGAAGAATTAACGAACGAACAAGATAATTTTATCCATTCATTTTTAAGTGACAATCAATATTTTTTTAATTCAGCAACCGATAGATTTTTTTATTATGATGGGGTGCACTATCAAATCATTAGTGAAGATGATATTTTACATAAAATTTTAACTACAATTACAAGAGGCAAAAACTTAATGTCTTGGAAACAACGAACTAAAATCCATATTATGAAACGAATAAAGGATACAAGTCTTATTTCAAGTATACCTGAATCAATGACTATTCAATCTGTTATTGATGCATTGTATCCAACATTATTCTCTACACGCAATCAAGCCAAATATTTTCTTACCATCATTGGTGATAATATTCATCGTAAAAATTCAAATCTAATTCATTATATTAAACCATCATCTCGTCAGTTTATCAAAGAATTAAATTCTGTCTGTCAATTCTTAATTGGTATTACTATAGGTCAGACTTTCAAAAACAAATATCACGACCATTCGTATACCGATTGTCGTTTAGTACCGATTAATGATACGGTTCGTTACGAACACGTTTGGAACAAAATTATACATAATTTGTCATTAGACTTGCTATGCGTAGCATCTCATTATTCATTACGATATGGTTCTTCAGATGAATTCGTGGTATCATATAGTAACGACGACGAAATGTTGTTTTCAGCATTTTACGTGAAAAATATGGACGCTGACTTACTCATTACCACATTCATTACTGAATATCTAGACATCACTTTACCAGACAAAAATACGATAGGTAATATTGTACCAGAAAATCAAGATGGCATAATTCGTGCCCCACAAATTACTTGGAAAAATATGCAATATTTATGGAAACATTTCCTCGATACAAAAAATCTTCCCCCTATTATGTTTTTAAATACATTTAAAAGTGCTCTTCAACAGAAACTTAGTATATATTATTCTGAAGAACAAGATTCCTTTATTGGAATATGTAGCAAGCATTTACCTGCCATTCAAAAATTTCTACATTTTTGGGATATGACAATTGTTCTTGATAGTTCAGAGTGTGATTTTGAAATTGAAGAAGTTGTTTCATTATTCAAGAAGTGGTGCAATATTAACAATATTGGAAGTATTAATATGAATGATAAACAGATTATTGATTTAATACAATATTTCTTTCCAACAATTGAGATTGAACGCGATAAATATATTTCAGGTATTTGTTGTGATTTATGGGATAAACAACAAGATATTCAAACTGCGTTAGATAGTATGAAAGAACTAATTCGTAGTAAAAAGAGTAATAATGGGGTATCATCACCAGGACTAAATCATCATATTTCAATTTACGACGCATACACATATTATTGTAAGTTTTTTTCATCGGGGTCGTCATTAATAGTAAGCAAAACCTATTTTGAAAAGTACATTTTTGAAAATTTGGAAGAGTATATTATTGATAATAAATTTTTGTCGTATGAGTGGTATATTCTCTAAATTGTAGTATAGTTATATTCATAAAAGTATACTACAATTAATCTTTTTTTTCTTTCTTATTTTTACGGGTCTTGCTCTTCTTTACATATCCAAACTTTCCTTTCTTTGCTGAAAATCCGTGTTTCTCTAAACGCATTTCCTTTTTTGCGGTTTCGTGTTTTTTTGCCGAAACGAGTCTTCCCCATTTATTCATTAGTATATCGTCTTTTGTAAGACCCGCCTTTGTTTTATATGCGGTTCCATTATGTACTTGTTCTCTTGAACCAAATAATTCTTTGTATTTCTTTCCTTTTACGGTATAAGTTCCATCTTCGGCACGGACGGGACGTTTCATTGTTTTATTCTTATATACATTAGATAGATTTTGTTTTTTCTTTCCACCTTTTGTAGGTGTATTAAATCCAAATAACCCAGCCCCTCTCTCATAATCACTTTCATCATCATCACCAAATAAACCTGACCCCCTTTCATCATCATCATCACCAAATAAACCTGACCCCCTTTCATCATCATCATCGCCAAATAAACCTTTACCTTTTTTTATAGGTGTTTCAATTACTCTTCCCTTTTTAGCTGGTCTTTCTACTTTTGGAGGACCAGAAGAAGCTTTATTTTGTATTAATTCTATAAATTTTAAATTTTGTTTATCACATATTATTACTTCTGGGTCAAGGTCATCATCTCCGAACTCTGACACTCCATTCATATTATTTGCGGCATATCCTTCATATCCCTTTTCACACAGGTACATAGATAAAGCATTATCTTTACCTGGAATAGATTTACGTTTATGATCGTTATGAAATCCGTAATTTTCATCCAATATCTTTTGTATTTTGTCAGATGCGTTCGTATATAAGGTTTCATTTGATTTGTCTATTGCGATTAATCGTAGCTCCTTATTTGTCGCAAATTTAAATACATTTCCCGTTTCTTTCGCATACTTACTCGCATATTCATTTGTTAGTGCAAAAAACGTATGACGTCTTTCTTGTAATTGTTCTGGTGTTGATATATGATTACTCCCGTGGTATAATACAGTTCCTTTGGGTATAATATAATATGTAATACTGGCGTCAGTAAATTCTTTAAAGTTTAATTCTTGTGAACTCATTATATATTATATTATGATTTTTGTAGTAGTTGTAGTTTATAATTCATTCAATTGATGTAGAACATATTCTTCATCCGTCTGGAACACTTGTTTCAATGGTATATCTAAAGTATATGTTGAATCGCCCGCAAATTGTATTTTTTCTATACTACTTCCGATAAATGCATTCTGGTAAATATTAGTAACATTATAAGTATTTCCATCTATATCATTTATTGTTGGGGGGATTATAATACTACCGGTTAAATTAGTCCCTAACACTGTGCCATTTGCAAGGTCAGACGTATTATTACCTATAGCAACTTCGGTGCTTGATATTGTAGTATATACCCATAATCGCTTAATTGTTATGACAAATGGGAAGGTATTTTCATTAACCGTAATATTTATTGTATACGTATTATTTGAACCGTATGAAAATACGTGATTGCTTATTAATTTATCATTGTTAATTGAGAACAAATTGCTATCAACTTCATATATAAAATTAGTGGCATCTGTGTCCGGTGTGGTTAATGTCCCTATTTCATGACCTATTTCATAACCTTCATATATTTCAGTTCCTGCCAGTTGAATATTATTAACATTAACAGGAGGGTATGATTGATGTAAAATATATGGGTCGTTTGTCTGGGTTATTCTGAAAAATTGTTTTAGCCGTTCATTAAAATTATATGTTATATTGTTGCCCGAAAATATTATTTTTTCTATACTACTTCCCGTAAATGCGTTCTGGTAAATGTTGATAACATCGTATGTATTTCCATCTATATCATTTATTGTTGGGGGGATTATAATACTGCCGGTTAAATTAGTCCCTAACACTGTGCCATTCGCAAGGTCCTCCGTATTATTACCAACCGCGACTTCCGTGCTAGATCTGATTGTATATACCCATAGTCGCTTGATTGTTATAACAATCGGTTTGATATCGTATATAAATGTTTCATCTAAAGTAGTAATAATTATAGTATATGTATTATTTGAGCCGTATGAGAATACGTGATTGCTTACTAATTTATCATTGTTAATTGAGAACAAATTGTTATCAACTTCATATGTAAAATTAGTGGTATCTATGTTGGGTATAGTTAATGTCCCTATTTCTTGACCAATTTCATAACCTTCATATATTTCAGTTCCAGTTATTATTAATTTTGAAGAATTGTTCACATCTATATTTGCTGTTGCTACATTACTTGTTAATCCATAATTATCCTTTACATAATAAGAAAATGTATCAACACCCAAATACCCATTAGGAGGAGTATACTTAATGTTATTACTAATTAAATCTGTGTTTTGTAAAACATCTAATACACCATATTGAGGAAGTGTTTCTATTACATATTGAATATAACTAGAACTAGTCTGATCTATATCAACATCATATCCGTTTAATTCTATTAAACTGTTGATAGCATTAAATCCTACTATTTTATTTATATCATATGCGATTGGTGCGTGATTTTCCGCAATAATTATACTACTTAATGTAATAACCGTCTCAGAAGCAGGCATAGTTACAAAGTCCCCTGCGTTCTTTGTTTCCACTTCTCCACTATTAATAGATACATTAAACGTATTTTGTGTGACCTGTTCTATTATTAATGTATCATTTTCCAAATTGACTATGACTTTGTTACCAGGGGTCGTAATTACATACATAGCCGAATTTTCAAAATTAGCTGTAAGATTTACACTCAATGGATTTTCAGATGTAGATGTAGAACCATCTATTATTCTGACATTATCTATATTAGATGCTAATTGTGGGAATGGCAACGCATCAATAGGTATATATAAATCTAATTCCGTATCATCTATAGAAGTGACATTATAATTGGTTATTATAGCACTTATATTTGCCTTAACATTATCGCGTTTTTCTTGGTCGGTTGCGTTATCTGTATTATCAATTACAATATTTACATATGTACTATCCAATTGAGTGTATGAAATTGGAACACCATCTATTATAATATCTATAGGTTCGGGTAAACTAGATGGGAGTTGATTTACACTTACATTATAATCAGCGTTGTTCGGTAATATTACGATTGAAAAACGAGTAACTATAAAAACGTTTGCTGTGTTATACGCAATCAATGTAATACTCGCAGAACCAGAAATATTATTATATGTAGTCGTTAACTCATACCCATCTACAGTTGCAGTAACTAAGTCCAGATTATCAGAAGTCGCGGTGATTGTTGATATTCCATACACGTCAACAAATGTATTTGATAAGTTAAATGTGTTACTACTCGTGCCGTGATTAATAACAATTGGGGGTAATACATTTACTACCGGAGGTTTTGGAAAAGGTAAGACCAGATTCTTAGAAAACTTATAAGTCCCATCATTCGTAGTTATACGTATCGATAGACTGTCTTGGCTTAATGTATTCGGAAATACAGTATTCGTATATAGTTTGTCATCTTCTATATAAAAAAGAGAACTATCATCACTAGTATATATAAATGAAAATGAATTGATATCTTTGCTATTTATACGTGCGATTTCAGTTCCTATAGGTGAATTAACAATTAACTTATATGATGATACAAATATGTCGGTCGGTCCAAATGTAGACGTTAATGTTTTATTTACACTATACTTAGATGATTTAGCTAGCTGCGATAATCGTGCACTTCGTGTTATCATTTTATTATTACTAGAACTAGATATTTTGGAATTATCCGTTCTAGATACGCGGGGATTCGCACTAAACATTTTTGGCATTTTAATTAGGCCCCTATTATAGAATGATTAGAAAATTGAAAAGACTTAAGATGTAACTGTAATAAACAAATACTCCTATACTAATTATAGTAATAATGTCTTCCAGTACCAGTAATCTTGCTACTCAATATCAACGTAAAACTGATAAACAACATATTCTGGATAATCCAGATACGTATATCGGTTCTGTTGAAAATGTAGATTCACAAATGTGGGTTTATGACGATGAAACAAATAAGATTGTCTTGCGAGATATTGAATATATCCCCGGTCTTTACAAATTATTTGATGAAGGTATTGTGAATTGCCGAGACCATGTAATTCGTATGATACATTCACCTCTACTTGATAAAAAATTCGTAACTTATATTGAAACCAACATTGAGGAAGATGGAACTATCACTATGACAAATGATGGTAATGGAATTGACATTGCTAAACATCCAGAGTATGACCTTTGGATTCCTGAGATGGTTTTCGGTCATCTACGCACATCTACTAACTATAACAAGGATGAAAAACGTATTGTTGGCGGTAAGAATGGTTTTGGGTTCAAGTTAGTTTTGATTTGGTCTTTGTATGGAAGGGTTGAAACTATCGACCATACACGAGGATTGAAATACGTCCAAGAATACAGTGATAATCTGGATACTATCTCACCGCCAGTTATTACTAAGGTTCCTAAAACTACTAAACCATACACAAAAGTGTCGTTTCGTCCTGACTATGCACGCTTGGGAGTTCAAGGATTAACCCACGATATGCTTATGCTTTTGAAGAAGCGTGTATATGATATTGGCGCAGTAACAGACCATTCAGTCAAGAAAATTAAGGTAATGTGTAACAACGATATTGTCCCAGTTAAGAACTTTCAACAATATATTGATTTATACATTGGTGGTAAGGATACTTCTAAGCGTGTATATGAAACTAAAGATGAACGATGGGAATATGCGGTAGCACTTTCACCTACTCACGAGTTTACTCACGTATCTTTCGTAAATGGCATTTGTACTTTCAAGGGGGGTAAGCACGTTGACTATATTACCAGTCAGATTACACGTAAGTTATGTGATTATATTGAAAAGAAAAAGAAGGTTAAGGTAAACCAATCAGCTATCAAAGAACAGTTGATATTGTTTATTCGTTGTGATATTGTAAATCCTTCATTTGATAGTCAAACTAAAGATTATATGAATACGCCGTTTGCTAAGTTTGGTTCGTCTTGTACGGTATCCGACGGATTTATTGAACGCGTGGCAAAGATGGGTGTGATGGATACAGCGTGTTCCCTCACGGAGGCAAAGGATAACAAGCTAGCAAAGAAAACTGATGGGTCAAAGACAAAGTCCGTACGTGGCATTGCGAATTTCATTGATGCTAATTTGGGGGGAACCGCACAATCAAAGGACTGTGTTCTTATTTTATGCGAGGGGCTTAGTGCTATGTCTGGTATTGTATCTGGATTGTCAAGCGAGGACAGAAACACAATTGGAATTTATCCATTGAAAGGTAAGTTGTTGAATGTTCGTGGAGAGCAAATTAAGAAAATTAGTGAAAATAAAGAAATCAACGATATCAAAAAGATTATGGGGTTGGAAACTGGTAAGGAATACGAGTCAATTGACGAGGTTAATAAGTATTTGCGATATGGTAAAATTATGTATATGACAGATCAGGATTTAGATGGGTCACATATTAAGGGACTTTGTATCAATCTCTTTCATAGCGAATGGGCGTCATTAGTAAGAATACCTGGATTCATCTCATTTATGAATACCCCTATTCTTCGTGCTAAAAAGGGGGCTCAAGTCAAATTATTTTACAATGATGGTGAGTATAACCAATGGAAGGGAACCTTTGAAAATGGAGTTCCTACTGGATGGACGGTAAAGTATTTTAAGGGTCTTGGTACATCTACCTCAGCAGAATTCAAAGAATACTTCGCAAACAAAAAGGTTGTTGACTTTGTTTATTCCGGACAACATAGTGATGATACGATTGATAAGATTTTCAATAAGAAGAGAGCGGATGACCGAAAGAAATGGTTAGAACAATATGATAAGGATTCTTATCTTGATACAAGCAATCCGTCAGTTCAATACGAGCAGTTTATCGACCAAGAGATGATCCATTTCAGCACGTATGATTGTGCTAGGTCTATCCCTAACATGGTTGATGGCTTGAAGATTTCACTTAGAAAAATTCTATTCTCAGCATTCAAGCGTAAGTTGACATCTGAAATTAAAGTAGCACAATTTTCAGGATATGTATCAGAGCATAGTGCGTATCATCACGGTGAGGCAAGTTTGAATGGAGCCATTGTCAATATGGCACAGAATTTTGTAGGTTCTAATAACATCAACCTTCTTGAACCAAACGGACAGTTTGGAACCAGATTACACGGTGGAGATGATAGTGCGTCAGAGAGATATATCTTCACTATGCTAAATTCACTCACTCGTTCACTATTTCCCGATGCAGACGACTCTGTGTTGAATTATCAGAATGATGATGGCACAATCGTAGAACCTGATTATTATGTTCCTATTATTCCATTCGCATTAATTAATGGTATTTCAGGTATCGGCACAGGTTTCTCGTGTAGTATTGCTCCATACAATCCTAGCACGATTATTGAATACCTAAAGGCCAGGCTAACTAAGAAGGATGTCAGCTCAATTGAATTTCTACCTTACTATGAAGGGTTTAAGGGAAAAGTCAGTCAAATCGCAGAACAAAAATACCTAATTAAGGGCGTATATGAGAAGATTGCGGATGATAAGGTGCGTATTACAGAACTACCAGTAGGCTCATGGACTATGTCATATACATCTTTCCTTGAATCACTCGTAGATGGTGTTACTGATAAAAATGGTAAGAAGTCTAGTCCATTACTTCGTGACTTCACTTCTATTTCTACAGAAGTTAAAGTTGACTTTACTGTAGTTTTCCCTCGTGGAAAGTTGGCACAACTAGAAGGTGAAGTTGATGCGAATGATTGTAATGGTGTGGAGAAGTTATTAAAGTTATTCACTACAGTAAGCACTACGAATATGCATATGTTTAATTCAGATTGTAAGCTTCATAAGTATTCGTCTCCCGAAGAGATTATTGATGATTTCTATGGAGTTCGTATTGGACTGTATCACAAGCGAAAGGCGTATCTAATCGCAGAGATGGAGAAGAAACTGATTCGTCTATTCAATAGAGCAAAGTATATTCAAGAGACTTTGGATGGAACAGTTGATTTGAGGCGAAAGAAGTCAGACCAAGTTACAGAGCTTCTAACCCAGAAACAATACGCAACTATTGATGGTGACTTTAAATACCTTATTAAGATGCCTATGGATTCAGTAACAGAAGAAAATGTCACAAACATCATAAAAGAAAAAGAAACTACCGAACAAGAGTTGGATACTCTCAAGAAAACAACTGTAGAAAAGATGTGGACGGTCGAACTAAATACATTAGAAAAGGAATACGCAAAGTATAAGACAAAGCGTGAAAAAATCCAAATTGGAGAAGGACCCAAAACAAAGTCACAAGCTGCTTCGAAGAAGAAGGTTGTTATCAGAAAGAAAAAGTAAATAATGTCTCCTCATAAAATTATAAAAAATATATTATTGTATATATTTTTTATTTGGTATGTAGTGTAATTATAACGTAGTGGTTTCAAATATTTTACTGGTTACAAGATATGGGTCACAATTAGAACTTGGGCGTCTGTCTTCGAAATAACCCTTCTTATTCTTTACATTCGCATTTCCTATCCGTATAGATGCTCCTCTATTTGCCGTTCCAGATGTAAATTTATCATATGACGCGGTTTCGTGTTCTCCTGTCATTCGTTTTTCATTTCCACTACCATATACCTCCATATGTTCGTTGTGCTTTTTTGATAATTTATCAATCGCACTAATTATATAATATAAACCATTCTTATCACGAGTTCCTTCTCTCATTTGTTTTGTGCTATAATTGGTATGACATCCAGACCCATTCCAATCACCAGGTAACGGTTTGGGTTCTATGTTTATGATTACATTATGTGTTTCCGCAATCTTTTGTAAAAGATAACGAGCCATCCATAAGTTATCGCCGGCTTCTATTCCTTCGCAAGGTCCTATTTGATATTCCCATTGTCCTGGAGCTACTTCCGCATTAATACCTGATATAGTAATCCCATAATTTATACATTCTAATAAGTGTTCTTCTGCTATTTTACGTCCAAACGCATTTTCAGCACCTACACTACAATAATATTGTCCTTGTGTTTTATTTTCATCATATCCCAATGGTTTATTTGTCATTGGGTCTATTATAAAATATTCTTGTTCTATGCCAAACCACGGTTTCGTATCTGTTCGTTTATTAAATATTTTGGTCGCATTATTACGATTGTTTGTTTTTAATGGTTTATCTAATGGAGTATATGTATCACATAACACCAACATATGAAACAAGTCATTTCTTGACGAGAACATACGTCTTGGTTTTATTATTACTTCTGATTCAGACCCGGAACTTTGGTTTGTTGAACTGCCATCATAGTTCCATTCGGGAATATCTTCCATATGGATAGTATCAATACTCCGATTGTGTATTACCTTTATTTTTGAGCGTAATTGATAATCATTATCTATCCACACATATTCTAATCGTAACGCCGACATTATTATAGTATTATTGTAATGATTTGTTTATGTATTTTTTTGTTGTAACATTCTAAAAAATTGATATTTTTACCTTTATTCATACATAAAAAACTAATACAATACAATAATGGAAGAACTATTACTTAAGGGTTACCTCTATAGGTTTAAGACGGCAGGAACTAGACAGTTTACCGCAAGGTTTGATGAGATTTCTGGCACTAGTAATACATTATTCGTTACAGAATATACTGACGAAAATGGACATGTTCCAGGGATAAGAACTTTACCATTTCAGTGGATAAAGAGCATAGAGTTGATAGAAGAAGAACATAATGAAATTGAAACTATATTATTAGATACAGTTCATAATAAAAAGGGACGTAAAAAATCAAAACCACCTAAGATGGTAAATAATTTCATAGACTAACAAAAAAATATCAGTATAATATAACATTATGTTTTCCGTACAAAAAAGAACACTTCTTTTTTTACTCGCATGTATACCAGCTAGAATGATAATAGCAGCATTACCTTTATATATAGAGTCATCATATCTACCATATTATGGGTTGTTGCTATTATTACCTACTTTAGGATTTCTCTACCTATATTTCAATAATTTACGATTAAATGCGGTTGAAGCGGGAGGACATACTTGGTGGGCGGATTATCGTTTGATACACGGTCTTCTATACTTATGTGCGTCTATATATGCTCTTCAAGAAAAAATAATCGCGTGGGTTCCCTTAACAATTGATGTTGTCTTGGGGCTTATATTTTTTGTAATTAGGTATTCATCGTAAATTTTTATTTTTAACTTATTATTTTAACAGACTCGTTCTCGGCATAAAACACAACAATCTCCAGTATGTTTGTTATGTTTAATATTATTTGTAAAACAGACCGCACACACTTTATGTCTGCACCTTGGAATCACATAATTAGATTCTTCAAATACACACATACATATGGGACACGTTTCAGGTTCAGGTTCTGATTTGTTTTCGGTCATTGTCTTTATAGTTTCATAGCATTTTGATATACTCTTATTTATGGAATTTGCTGTGTCGTTATAATAATTATCATTGTATTGAACATGATTTTCTATATTTTCATCAATGGCTGGATATTGTTGGTTTAACAATAAGATGTCGTGATGAGATGTTTTTCTGAAATGGCTTGGATATTGGTTATGTTGAATAAAGTTTTCCAAATCACTCTTCATCTGTAACTCTTGAAAGAATTGGTCTAGTTCTTCGTCTGGCATTTTAGGTTGTGCTATTAGTAAGCATTTGTTAGTTATGTTTATCCATAAGAATAAAAAGTTTTCAATTTTTATATTCAGGTTGCCAATATTATCTCATAATAGATGTATAGAATGGGACACGGTGGTGCTAAACGTAGTAGTCAAATGGCTAGTTATATGAATGGAGATTTCGGAGGGGGGCCAATCAAGGCCGGATTGCCGTATCAGGTAGGGAGAAGTTCGGCAGTTAGTTTTGCGTTTAGACAAACTTCGCAAAATCTTACTGTCTTGAAAGGACGTAAATACAGACTGAATACGGTTTTACAATTATCAATTACAACTCTTGCGACTAAATACAATAATGCGATTGTTGTATATAATGATGGAACTCAATTTAATGATACTACTGATATTCAGGCAAAATTAGCAGGATTATCCAGTCCCGGGGATGATAATAAAATACTTGTACTAAATGAAATATTAGAAGCAAGAACAGCAAAAAACACAGCACAGACCGCATATGATAACGCATAAATATTACAATTATATGGTGATTTCACTGAAATTCATAGATTTTACTCGTGGAATTTTTATAGGAGGTGTTCGGCATGTATGCCTGGGTTTATTGTGTAAATTGAGATTTAGTTTATTGATGAATTGTCTTTCATTTATTTTGTCTTGTAATGTTCTTTGTTTTGGTTTTATGCCATTCTGAACATAATATACAAACGTGTACGTTGCGCTGTAAAATGTTTGTACCTTCATTGTTTTCTTGTTTTACGATTGTTTCTATACTATTAAGTTATTCAATTTTACTCAAAAAAAATACACTATTTACAAATGTATTTTTTCAAAATGTCTAATTTGACTAGCAGCTAATTCGTCTTTTACGAACATTCTTTTTCAGGAACTTATAAACTATTAAATGATCGTAGTTTATAAGTTTATTGTCTATTTCATCAAAACATCCTTTACATATAACCATCGTTGTATTGAACTTATACTGGAACGTATATTGACACATTGGTTGGGTGCATACTCCATTTCCGCATTTATTACAAGCATTGGATACCTTATCTAACTCACACTCATTACACATTTCCGTTCCATTGATGACGTCTAATGAAACACTCCATTGGTTTATTAAATTAAATTTAAGGCTCATATTGACCTGGCATTATTGTTGTATTACTTTACATATGAAAAAGTTTTCAATTTTATAAAATTTGTAAACGAAAACGAAAGAACAAGCTCAAATAAATATTTTATTAAATTCTGTAATTAATTCTTGTTTAGATATGGATTTTGGGCCACACGTATTGTTTTTACAATCGTAATCAAGTTTAGACAATTCATCAAATAATTCATCGGTTAATAGATTATCAAATTTAATAAAATAGTGTGATTGTATAGATTTTTTGTCAGTTTGCGTATCAATATCACTTGCGTTCACTCCAACCCGCCTAAATGATATATCGTGTTCGTCTTCTTTCTTTGTAAATTTATATTTGTTAGGGATTAATTTTGCGGTAACTTTTCTATGTGTGGTTTTTTTAATCCATATTTGAAATACACAAGGAACATCATAATTTTTATTATCAACTATAAATGAATTTTCTGGTAGGTCATATTCATAAACTAAGTGAAAATTTAAAGGAAAATGCTTCTTTAAACTTTCCTTTTTAAAACTTTTAGGTAATATAAAGGAAATACTATCGCAATATTCCGACGATTTTTTTATAAACTTAATAGCTAATGATGATTGGCGACCAAAAGGTGGATTACCTATAATATGGACGTTATTCACTTTCGTTTCATTATTAACAGTAGCATTATAATTGTAATTTAAATAGTCTTGTTTTATTATTTCACTATTTTCAGGTTCTAAATCGTAAAATTTATAATTTTGAAATAATAATTTAATACCGTTTATAAAAGCCCCATCACCAGCACTTGGTTCAATACATAAATCATTTGGTTGAATATTAATTTTTTCTTTTATTAACTTCATACATTTATTAACTATATCTGGAGATGTATAATATTTATCTATTGTTTTTCGGTTTAAACCAGTTGATTGGGTTTCGTCCATTTTTACTATATATGGTAACATATTTTTAAATCAATTTAAACAAGATGATAGTTCACATACTACTCATTCTTAATTTTAAATAATTTTACGCTAAATAATATAAGCACTGTCGCATATAACTACATATAAAATGCCGAAAGTTGACATTGATTATTCTAATACTATATTTTACAAGATTTATTGTAAAGATTCAGCTATAGATGACCTATATATAGGACATACTACCAATTTCGTTCAGAGGAAATACGCACATAAGCAAGGTTGCACAAATAATAAATCGTCCAGTTACAATTGCAAATTATACCAGACTATGCGAGATAATATGGGATGGGACAATTGGACTATGGAAATTATTGCATTTCATAATTGTGATGATTTATACGCAGCTAAAAAGCTAGAACAATCATATTTTGAAGATTATAAAGCTACATTGAATAGTATAGAACCATTACCGAAACCGAAACCGAAATTAGTGAAATATACACATACGAATGAACGCCATCATTGTGAGGAATTTATATGTAAAGATTGTGACTATTATACGTCACGTGAAAGTCAATACACACGTCATTTATCTACAACTAAACATACACTTAGAACAAATGGAACAGATTTAGTTCATAACAGTAAGTTTGAATGTGAATGTGGTAAAATATATAGTTGTAGGCAGAATTTGTATCGTCACAAACAGATGTGTAAGGGTGTAGAACACGACCAAAATCAAGCAGTTCCTGTATCAAATACGGTAGATTCCTCCTTGGTAATAGAGCTACTGAAACAGAATCAAGAATTCAAGGAGATGATGATAGAACATCATAGGCGGATGACAGAACAACTGGATACAATCATAGAGTTATCTAATATAATTGAAACACAACAAACAATTATTATTGATTTAAATAATTTTACGCTAAATAAACACAAAAAAGAAATGGCTACGATTTGAAAAAATGGACATTTATAAAATGTCCAAAATGGATATGGTTGAGATAGTTTTGTTTTAATACTTTTCTAAAATTGTGTTTGTGATGAGAACGCAGTATTCTTGGAATTTATGATGAAATATTTACTTGCATAAAAAATAAGTATATTAATGTGTAAAGTATTTAGGGGTAAAATGTATCCTTACTTTATAGGATTAAATGAGGATTGGAAATATGAATAAAACCCCAACTGAATTTATATGTAACGTTTGTAACTTTAAATGCTGTAATAAAAAGGATTATAATAGGCATTTAACCACAGCAAAACATAGAATGAGGATAAATATGGCCCAAATTACCTATAATACCCATGATGGGTTTTATTGTGAGTGTGGAAAGCAATATAAATATAAACGTGGTTTATGGAATCATAAACAGAAGTGTAAAGGAGTAGAACCAGACCAAACCCCAGTTGCACCAGTATCAACTCAAGTTGATTCATCCTTGGTAATAGAGTTACTGAAACAGAATCAAGAATTCAAGGAGCTGATGATAGAACAACATAAGAGAATGACGGATCAACACGATACGATTATAGAGTTATCAAAGAACACTGGAAACACAACAAACAATACCATTAACAATACAACGAACAAGTTCAATCTGAATGTGTTCTTAAATGAGACGTGTAAAGACGCTATAAACCTGAATGATTTTATCCAATCGATAGAACTCACAATAGATGACTTTATCAATACAGGAGAAGTAGGATACGTACGAGGAATCTCAGATATAATGTTGGAGCGTATTCGAGATATGCATCCACACGTAAGACCAATTCACTGCACTGATTTGAAACGTGAGACAGTCTATGTAAAAGACTCTGATGTATGGTCGAAGGAAGATGAAACAAAAAAACATTTAACAAAAGCAGTCCGTATAGTAGCGAATAAGAACAAAGCTCAAGTCCACCCGTGGATAGCTGAAAATCCTAAATATGATAAATTAGATACCCCTGAATGTAATAAATTCTTTGAATATTCAAAGGCATCATTAGGTGGATATGGTAAAGATGAAGATGAAAAGTTTGAAAATAAAATAATAAACAATATCCTAAAGGAAACGATAATTGATAAGGCCCTAATAGCCAACACGTAAAATATAATATGAATGCGGTCAAATTATATTTTAGTAAACTTACAAAAATGGTTTTTGTTCTAGTTGCTTGAAATCGCGGTCGTGATTGCGTGGTAATTCAAGTGGAACAACCAGTGTGCTCTGGTCTTGGCAGTATTTCATATAACTAATACTAGAACTGTATACAGAAGGAATAGCATAATCTAACACAAGTTGGTTTAGTCGTTCAACTTGACCGGTAATGTCATCTTCGCGATGTTCTGCGTTCTGTAAGTAAATACTACGCATAATGATTTTGAGTGTATCTATATTTTGAGGTGCAATCACAAATTTGTTCTGAGATGCCTTATATACACCAGCTCTAAGTGCGTTTTGTATAATTTGAATATTACCAGCAGAAAAATAGACTTGAGCGAGAACATTCGATTCTATGTCTCCTCCAAGTGCCTCGCGATATTCAGTTGATGTATTCTTAAGTGCGATTTTTTCTTGCATTTTGAATACGGCATCGGGTGAAGGAGGTTCCGCAATATTTACTCGACCATTATATCTTTCGGTATTTATAATTTTATGAATTTTATTGATATCATCAGGGGCCAAATTGTAATTCATAGTTTTATATAATTGGTATATATTTTCATTGATAAAATAAACGGCATTGAGAACCAACTCACTAAATATATTTAGTGAGAGACGAAACAAAATGTATATAATAGTATATACAATGGATAATTTTTACATGATAGTTATAACAGTAGCGATACTTTCATTAATATTAGTGCTTACATATGTTGGTATGATAATGGCTTATGGAGAAGGAACCACCACATATCCCCCTCAAAGCACAACATGCCCTGATTATTGGGAAGTGAATGAAGATAAAAAATGTAAGATACCCAATGATGAAGAGAAAAACATCGGTTCGCTATATGAGAGTGGTCTTCTAGTTGACAGTGTAAAAGAGACCCCTGGATTTGATGAAGGTCAGGATGTAATTGATTTCGCTCATGTTGATTGGAAAGCATCAGGTCAAGAAATATGTGCTAAAAGGTCTTGGGCTAATGCACACGGTGTAGTATGGGACGGTGTATCAAATTATAATGATTGTTAAATGGGTGAGTAAGATGTTTATTTCATAAAGTTATATTATGAAATAAATTATATTATGAAATAAATTATATAGTAAAACTGATAACACGTTGTTGTTCCAATGAAGAATTATCTAATTTATCTAAAGAAACGGTATTTTGGTATAAAGTATGAACTGGAAATGCCTTTTTTGTTGGATGTGTTACAATTTCCATAATTCCGTATTTCAAACGTCGTATAGTAGATAGTTCTCGTTTAATTTCATTCACTCTTAAATCCATAGCAGTTTTTAGGAATTCTCTATTGTTAGTTTTTTTGTATTCATCAATGAGTTGTTTGCTAGTTTCAATATAAGAAAATAAGTTGTCTTGTGCTTTGTGTAAGCTCTTAACTGTATCTGTATTATTATACATATTATGATGAGTTTCAATGTAAGATTTATATGAGTTCTCGTTTTCTGTGTACAATTCAAGTGTTTTTTTGTATAAATTAACATTATCTTCA